TCGTAGAACTGTAACCGACTTTGATATGTCAGAAGTTGAGAAGATTATGAACAAGAGAGCCATCAATGAAAAGATTGTTGAGGAATGGCAAGACAAAGCTAATGAAAGAAAGACAGTAATTTTCTGTAGCACCATAGTCCATGCACAAGATGTTTGTGATGAATTTAGACGTAAAAATGTAAGAACAGAAATTGTAACTGGTGATACACCAAGCGAACAACGTAGACAAATCTTACATGATTTAGAACATGGAGATGTTCAAGTTGTTGTTAATGTCGCTGTGCTTACAGAAGGCTTTGATGCACCACCAATTAGTTGCATTGTATTAACTAGACCATGTTCATACAAATCTACAATGGTGCAAATGATTGGGCGTGGATTAAGACCAATTAATCAAGAAGAACACCCTGGACTTATTAAGAAAGACTGCGTTGTTTTAGATTTTGGCACAAGTGTCTTAACACATGGATCACTTGATGAGGGCGTGGATCTAGATGGTGCTCAAGCGAACACTGGCGGTGCAACACCACTTAAAAACTGTCCAGAGTGTCAGTCTGAAATACCTTTATCATCAAGGGAGTGTCCTATTTGTGGTTATGAGTTTGGAACTCAAGATAAAGAAATTCTTGAAAACTTTACTATGACAGAAGTTGATTTGATTGATAGATCGCCATTTAGATGGCTTGACTTGTTTGAAAATAAAAGATGTATGATGGCAAGTGGTTTTAATGGATTTAGCCTAGTAGCACATTTAGATGATTTGTCTGTGGCGATTGTAAAGCGAAACAAAGGGCGTTTGCGAATCATTAGTGTTGGTACTAAGGAACAAGCTATTGCGTCTGCTGATGACTTTCTAAGAGGCGTTGAGGACAGTGATGGCTCAAAGAAGGGTAAGAGATGGTTAAATCAAGGTGTAACCATACGTCAAAGAGATGCTTTGGCTAGTTTAGGTCAGTTTATTAGACCTATGGATTTCAGTTGGAACAAATACAAAGCCGCTTGTTGGTTAAATTATTTGTGGAATAAAAAGGACATTGATGTCAAAATTTTAAATTATTATGAAGGAGGTAACAGTGCATCGCAGTGAAGCATTAAAAAAAGTAGATTTAATAATTAACGGCCCTAGAGCTAAAACTCATGGTGATGCCTATGATACACATACGAATATTGCTGCAATGTGGAACATATTATTAAGAAAGAAGTTGAAAGAAGACTTAGACATTAATGATATTTACAGATGTATGATAGGGATTAAACAAATTAGAAACAGTCAGAATCCAAAGGTTGAAGACAACATGATTGATATTATTGGATATGGGGCATTAGCGATAGAGGCAAAAGATGGCAAGAATGGTAGTTGAATATATAATTCACGAAGAAAATGAAGCAGGTGTTGAGAACTTTAAAAATGGCAAGATGTTTGTTCAGTTTAATTTTAACGATACACCAGATGATACGGCAGATAATTTACAGAAAGCTTTAATTAATGTCATAGATAAAAATAAAAATTATGTTTCAAATATTAGTTTTGTTGCCAAGTTTGAAAACCAACAAGTAGCAGAAGGACGTTTATATAAAGAGGGAGAAGGTAGATGGATAAACCCACAATCGGAAACGATTCACTAAAAAATTTAACCAAGTTATTTACAAGATTTGGTTGGGATAAAAGACTAAGCGAACTTAATGAAGAACAAATACTCGCTACAATATTAATAATGCAATTTTCAAAAAGGTTGGAAGAAGATGAACAATATACAGAAGACAAGCTCAACAAATTACTTCTTGAATATGTCTCAAACTACGACAAACAATCAGAGTCCATTGATGAAATTGACATCCCTATTTGAAGAAACTATTGACAAAACTATTGTTGATAAAAATAAAAGGCAGCCTAGACGTAGATATTTAGGTGGCTCAATGCTAGGGGACAAGTGTGCTAGAAAAATACAATACATATACAAAGGTCAAGATCCTGATGAGGACAAAGCTTTTAAAGCACAAACATTAAGGATATTTCAGCTTGGACACGATTTAGAAGAAAGCATGGGTGGTTGGATTAGAAATGCAGGATTTGACATACGAACAATGGATAGTAAGGGAGAACAGTTTGGTTTTTCCATAGCAGGTGATGAGATAAAAGGACACATAGATGGTGTCATATGTTCTGGTCCTTTAAGCGTTGGCTATCCAATGTTATGGGAATGTAAATCTGCTAATGATAAAAAATTTAGAGATTTTAAAATGAGAGGCATAAAAGCCAATCATACATATGAAGTGCAAGTGGCTTTGTATCAAGCTTACATGGAACTAACAGATAATCCATGTTTGTTTACAGTTGTAAATAAAAACACAAGTGAAATATTTTATGAACTGGTTCCGTTCAATCAAGATTTAGCTCAATACGCTAGTGATAGAGCAGTTGATATATTAAAAGCTACAAAACAAAATGAAATGCTACCTAGAATAGCACAAAACAAAGATGTCTTTGATTGTAAATGGTGTCAATTTACAGATACTTGTTGGAGTGATGGTTGATGGCGGCACAGAAGGTAGCAAGGTGCCACCATCAGGAGGAATGGTAATGAACATTGTTAGGTTTGGCAATAACAAAAGAGGAATGGATTCTAAAGAACTCGTTGAGTTGATCAGCGATAAAGTGCCATCTCATGTACAAATTAATATGTTAAAGGACACTTATCCACAGGGTGTGGTCAGAGGTGATCAGTTTACCATTGGATCGTTAGGTGGAGAAGCAGGCAAGTCCTTAAAGATAGACATAAATCCAAGATCGCCATATTTTATGAAAGGGCAAGATTTTAACGGAGCCGATGGTGTAGGTGGCATTGTTAAAATATTGATGGAGGGTAGGAATATGAAATTAACAGAGGTCAAAGAGTTATTTTCAGATTATCTTGATGGTAACAATCCAGTTGAGATTGAAACAATAAGCTCAATTATAAAGCCAAACACACCACAGATAAACATTAACACACCATTTGATAGTGAGCATAAGTACCTTAATGCAGATGGAGAACTGTTATGTCTTGTTCGTAGATACAACGCAAAAGATAACGAGGGTAATCCAGTATTAGATGGTCATGGAAAGCCCAAGAAAGAGTTTAGACAATTTACTGGTGGTAGTAATTATCCAAAGATGCCTGATGTACGACCACTTTATAATATACCGAACATTGTGGCATCAGATAAGATTATATGGGTAGAGGGCGAGAAATGTGCAGATGCACTTAATGAGCTTGGATACACTGCGACTTGTACTATGGGTGGTGCAGGTATGTTATCAAGAAAGTCTGCAAACTTATTTGACTTCTCACCATTACATGACAAAGAACTGGTCATATGGCCAGACAATGATAATGCAGGTCGCAAAGTAGCAGATTTAGTCCAGGAGTTATCTTTAAATGCTGGAGTTAAGTCGGTAACAACATTGACACCACCAAGAGGTAAGCCAGAGAGATGGGATGTTGTAGATGCAGTAGCCGAACAATTCAATATAAACGAATTTCTTAATGCAAATGTTAAGCAAGTTAAGAAGAACATAAACCTTCTTGATGATAGTTTATTGATAAACAGATTTGTTGGAGATGCACCACAGCAGAAGTTTTTAATAGCGAACACACTACCATTAGCAGTGCCAATTATATTCTCTGCTGCAGGAGATAGTGGTAAAGGTATGATGACACTGGACTTGGCTATGAAAGTATCTAGTGGTCAACCTATGTCAGAAGCGTTTGGTGGTCATATAAGTGAGTTTGGTAACTCTATTATCTTTACGGCAGAAGATGATGAATCAGAAATGCACAGAAGAATTGAAAGACTTGACTACGATAACAATAGATC